GGCTAGGGAGCTTAAGCGTTGAACGCTAGAGCAATTGCAGACTCAGGACGGATCACCTTAGTGCCGTACAGCATGTCTGAAGTGAACAGGGTAGACAAGTACTCCTGCTTGTACTGGGTCTGTGAGCGTACGCCCTGCTGTTCAGCAAGAACCATAGCGTCTTTATGACCCAAGACACCCAACTTAACGTCACCACCAGCAGCGTTGTCAGCGGCAGTTTCGATAACAGGGCAGTTAGAGCTAACGTAGACATCAATACCGTACAAGGTACCGATCTGTCCAGTGTTAACACCACGACCGTCTACAAAGTCAGAGCTGTTGTAGCGATCAATACCCATGATGTCGTTACGTACTGAAGGCGGAACAATAATGAAACGACCGTCCATAGGTACGTCAGCATCGTCCAACTCTTGGATAGCAGCACGGAAGGCAGCATCACCAAATACGTCAGCAGAGGCTACAGTGTCAGCAGCGTAGGCAGTCAAGCCAGTAGATGCGTCCATGTAGAAGCTGTTGCTGTGGGTGTAGTCAGTGCCGTCACCGTCACCGAAAGACTTAGCCAGTGCAAACAAGTCATCTTCAACTTGCTTAGACAAAGCGTAACCAGCGTCGTCGGTGTAGAACTTACGTAGTGAAGCCAAAGCCTGAACTTCGGTGATGTCTTCGATCAGACGTGAGTACTCGTAGTGCTTGTCGACAACAACCTGTACTTCGGTTTCAGTTGCAGCTTGCAAAGTAACCTGAGTTGATGCAGCCTTAACAGATGCAGAACCACGAGTCGGCTTCGGGATATGAAGCGTGTCGCCTTTCTTGCCAGTCATAGGCATTTTGTTGACCAAGTTGGCCAGGACTAGCGACTTCTTATAAGCCGCAACGATTTCGTCAGACCACAACTCTGGGATAAAAGTAGCTGCGGTGGTATTAGTGACGTGGTTTGTACCTAGTGCCATGATAATTCTCCTTTAAATAACACTATTTTACACGACCCTCCGCATAGGCTTGACTGATCTCATCAGCCATTTGCATATAACGGTCTGGGTCTTTTTGCATGAGTTTAATAATATCAGCCCGTCGATAAACTTTACGAGATGGTGACTCACCGGTACCCTTAGTTGAACCTGTAGATGCAGCTTTCACTTGCTTCTTACGTTCTTGCTTTTCATTGTCTACGATGTTTTGTGTGTACTGCTTGCGTTCTTTCCAGTTGGAAATAAGCTCGTCAGCCGCATCAGTATCGTAGCCTTTGTCAGCCTGTTCAAACAACTTCAAGCGTACTTTAGACTTAGCAATCCACTCACCAAACGCTGGATCACCAATGACATCACCATAATCGGGATGCAGGTTCTGGAGTTCCGCTAGCGCTTTTGCTTTCTTCATTTCACCAGAGGCTTGCTCGGCTTCACGAAGTTTAGGGTGATTGTCAATTGCGTGCTGTACTGCTTTCTGTGGGTCGGTGAAGAAATCAATCTCTTCTACTTCTTCGACTTGCTTGGGTGCAGTTTCCTGCGTAGCGAGTTGTGTCTTTACAAAGTCGTCAACAATCTTGCGTAGCTCACCTACCTCGCTGCTTTGACGACCTAGTAGCTTCTCAGCTTCTTGGTGCATCTTAGCAATCTCAGCAGGGGTCTTACCTTGATACTTGTCAGGTAAGCCTTCATCTTCATCGGCTACTTCTGCTTCAGGTTCTGCGACTTCCTCAGCAGGGGCTTCCTCAGTAATGTCTTCTGAGACTCCTTGGATGTCTGCATAATCTTCGTTGTCGTCTTCCGGACGCTCGTCAATAAATGTTGCCATATTATTACTCCGTGCTTAATAGCATTGTGGAATTATTGTTTCTTAGCAGCTTTCTCATGTCTCTTTGCCCACTTAATTGCTTCACCAGGGAAGTCCCCAGTGCCAGAAAGTTTGCAGGATACAGGAGAAATTAGCCGCTTGGCCTCTAGTCCACACACGTCACATGGGATTGTCCGTACATCGGATTCCACAAAATGTTCTGAGGTGTGGTTTTGCTCACATTGAAAGTCGTACCTACGTAGCATCGAAATCCTCGTAGGCTTGTTCAATCACTGCTTGCAACCCTTTAAGTGAACGGAGCTGGCTGAGTTGGCCTCGGGCGATCATCA